GCGTGTTACTTTCGCACCCCAGGATGAAACTGGTTTGTGGGTGAAGTCCAATGGTGGACACAAGCTTGCTACTACGCAACGCCGTGGTCTTGCAGGTATGGGTGGCCGGGCTATTGAAACCACTAACGCTTGGGACCCTGCACAGGACTCTGTAGCACAGCGCACTTTTGAAGCTGTGGCTAAGGACATCAATAAGGATTTCAGGCAGCCACCTACCAATCTAAGTTTTGGTGACAAGCGTGACCGCCGGAAAATCATGCAGTTCAACTATGCAGGCGCACCATGGGTGTCTATTGATGCTGTAGAAGCTGAAGCAGCTGAATTGATGGTCAAGGACCGCGCTGAAGCTGAACGTTTCTTTGGTAACCGTGTTGTTGCCGGTTCTGGTGCATGGCTGGACTTCGCTGCTTGGCAGTTGAAGGCTAAACCTTCTGAAGTGCCTGCTGGTACACAGATTGTGTTGGGCTTTGACGGTTCAGACGTGGATGACTGGACTGGCATTAGGGCTGAAACTTTGGATGGTTACCAGTTCACACCTACCTACCATGATGGGCGTCCAACGATTTGGAACCCGCAAGAGTTTGGTGGCCGTATTCCACGCCTGGAAGTTATGGCCGCTTTTGACGAACTGTTTTCACAGTTTGATGTTGTCCGTGCTTATTGTGACCCACCGTATTGGCAGTCAGAGATTGACCAGCTTGAATCACGGTGGCCCAAGCGCGTTTTCCGTTGGGAGACATACCGCCCAGCACAGATGCACGCTGCTTTGGAGAGATTCAAAACAGACGTGTTGCTTGATTCATCAACGTTCACACATGACGCTGATGAAACTGTGGGGGTTCATATTCGAAATGCTGTTGAAGTTGCAAGACCAAACCAGCGTTACTTGATTTTCAAAGCATCTGAAACACAAAAAATCGACCTTGCAATGTCATCAGTTCTGGCACATGAAGCTGCGTCTGACGCGCTTGCCGCTGGTGTGCAAGCGGATGAAGAAAATTATGTCTACCTATAAGGAGCCACAATGGACGCTGAAGAAGCTATCCGGCTAGTTCAGCGGATCTATACCCGCTTGAATGCACGCCGCCCAGCTATTCAGACGCGTGAGGAGTATTACCAGGGCGCACAGCCCTTGTCATTCGCAACTGATGAATGGCGTAAGGCTAATGCTTCCCGCTATGCAGGCTTTTCAGACAACTGGTGTGCCCCTGTGGTGAATGCTGAAGCTGAACGTGTCAAGATGACTGGAATCAAAATCAATGATTCCACTCAGGCTGGCCGTTTGCTGTTTGAACAGTGGCAGCTCAATGAAATGGATATGCAGTCCAGTCAGGGTTTTGTGACCACGTTTGCTGCTGCAACTTCTTTTGTAATTGTGTGGGGTGATTCTTCAGACGCGCCACAGGTGACCTGGGAACATCCTTCCAATGTTGAAATTGAATATGACTGGGCTAACCCACGCATCCGTAAGGCTGCGTTGAAGACCTGGGTTGATGACCGTATGGAATATGCAACCCTTTACACTCCTGACGCACTTTGGAAGTTTGAACGTAGCCGCACTGAAATCCTGAATGAACAGACTTCACAGGCACAGCAGGGCCGTTCTAAATTCAATGCTGCTGGTGGCGGTTGGAAGCCCCGTGAAATTGCTGGTGAAACTTGGCCACTGAACAACCCAATGGGTGTTGTTCCAGTTGTTGAAATTGCTAACCGTCCAACACTCAAGGGTGACCCTGTTTCTGAAATTCAGGGCGTTATCCCTATGCAGGACGCAATCAACTTGCTTTGGGCATACCTGTTCCTTGCAGCAGATTATGCTTCCATGCCTGCACGTGTAGTTCTAGGCCAAAAACCACCACAGATTCCAGTCTTGGACGCTGACGGCAAGCAAATTGGCACAAAGTCATTAGACATGAAGGAATTGGGCGAAAAGCGCATTGCCTGGCTGACTGGTGACAACACCCGTGTTGATCAGTGGGATGCTGCCAAGCTTGATGTCTTCACTGACGTGATTGAACTTGCTGTTGGCCATATTGCTGCACAGACCCGCACCCCGCCAACATACCTGGTAGCCAACAAGGGCATTTCAAATGTCTCTGGTGACGGCCTGAAGGCTGCTGAAGTGGGTCTGACCAAGAAGGTTATTGAATTCCAAACCTTCGCCGGTCCACAGATTCGTGAAATCTTCCGCTTGATTGCACTTGCTATGGGTGACCAGGCACTTGCACGCCAAGCACGCCTTGCAACTATTTCTTGGATGAACCCTGAAATCCGTTCAGAAGCACAGCTTGCAGATGCACTGTTGAAGAAGAAGCAACTTGGTTACCCGCTTGAATACCTGATGGAACTTGATGGGCTTGACCCCATTGAAGTGGAGCGTGTGACCGCTATGGCCCAGGCAGAAATGTTTGACCCACAGCTTGCTGCTGCTAACCGGGAGCTGAACACCATTGCAAACACCACAAGCGGCAACTGACCACTACTTACTTCAACAGAAGATTTCCGTTTCCACCGTTTCCGGGGCTAAGAAGCTTTGGAACCGGATGGGTTCTGACTTTGATACTTCTTGGCGCACTATTCGTCCAGAAATGTTGACGTTTGTTCAGACTGGACGTATGGCAGCAGCTGTTTCAGCTGCTTCTTACACTCCGCAACTGCTTGCTGAGACTGGCCAGGCATTAGATTCTGTAGGCCAAATCATCCCTGCTGCGTTTGTTGCGTATGCACCGGATGGCCGGGCAATGGAATCACTGCTTGATACTGCTGTGATTCGTTCAAAGATGGCCGTAGCAGGTGGAGCAACAGCCACTGAAGCCCTATCTGCGGGCGGAAAATGGCTCACTGGGACACTGCTGACAGTCATGTCAGATACGGGCCGTAGCGTGGTTTCTGCGGACATCATCCAACGGCCTAAAGTTGGCGGCTATGTAAGGATGTTGAACACTCCATCCTGTTCAAGATGTGTCATCTTGGCCGGTAAGTGGTTCAGGTGGAATGAAGGATTCCAACGTCACCCCAAATGTGACTGCATTCACGTCCCAGCAGCTACTGAAAAGTTCGCTAAGGAACAAGGTTACGTTTCAGACCCTTATGAATACTTCAAATCTTTGAGTGTCAAAGACCAGGAACGTTTGTTTGGCAAGAATGAAGCTGAAGCCATCCGTGAATATGGTGCAGACATCTACCGTGTGATGAACGTGAAGATGCGTGGTCTTGGAACAACCAAGGGAAACATCAAGTTTGGTACACCAACCAAGCGCACAGTTGATGACATCCTTTCACGTGACCCTAGCCGCCAGTTTGCTGTCGAAAATTTGCAGTATCACGGCTATATAACTGGCCCACAAGTCACAGGTGGAAACATCCTGGGACGTTACGCAGAAGGCTTTGGCCAACTTGGTAAGGGTGGGAACGCCCGTGCTGCATCAGATGCGATAGCAACGGCCCGTGCAACCGGCCTACGTGATCCATTGAACCGGTACACCATGACAGCTGCTGAACGCAGACTGTATGACGCCAAATACAAACTTGACCAAGCCCGCCTGGGAATTTACCCCAGTTCAGTGGGCCAAAACTCAGCAGACATCTATGCGCCAACTAAACCAGTTACACCTGAACAGTTGGCCATCTTTGAAGGTGCTTACGCAAACGAAATTGCCAAGCTTCCCACTGCTAGTCCATCCGTGCTGAACCTGGCACGCGTTCTGGGCATTCTATAAACTTCCCGCTTCTAACTGCGGGTTGTGTCGCGCAATGCGGCATTCACCAACACAAGGAGCAATTCCTGATGTCAGAAACAACCATCACCGCCACTGAAGTTGAAGCAGAAGAAACAGTTGATGAAACCATCAACATTGACACTGTTGATGCCCCTGCTACGGATGACCTAGAAGCTGAAACCAGCCTGGGTGATGCGGGCAAAAAAGCCCTTGATGCCATGAAAGCAAAGCGCAACGCTGCTATTCGTGAAGCTAAGGACTTGAAAGCTGAACTGGACAGAATCAAAGCTGAAGCTGAATCTGCATCAAAGCCTGCTGAAGAACAGGCACTTGATGCTGCAAGACGTGAAGCAACGATTGAAGCCACACGCAAAGCCAATGAACGCATCCTGCGTTCTGAACTTCGCGCAGCTGCTAAGGGAAAACTGGCAGACCCGTCAGATGCACAGCTTTACATTGATCTATCAACTTTTGAAATTGGAGATGACGGCGAAATTGATTCTGACGCTTTAGAAGACGCTATTGACGAACTTCTAGCCCGCAAGCCACACCTATCTTCTGCACCAAGGACCCGTTTTGACGGGAACGCAGACCAGGGCGTGAAGGGCAAAGAAGCTACCCCGTCACAGCTTTCTGAATCAGACCTTCAATCCATGTCCCCTGAAGAAGTCAACGCTGCACGCCGTGCAGGACGTTTGAACAAGCTTCTGGGAATCAACTAACCCTAGGGAAACCAAATGCCAGAAATTCGTGAATGGGACTTGCTCAATGAGCGTCAACAGTCACAGGCAGAAGATTTGGCTGAACTGGTTTTGGAATTTGGCAAGTTTGACCAGTCCACTGGTGCAGATGGCGCACATTATGCCCCTGCAAAACTGAACCCTTTTCCTGAATTGGTGTGCCGTAGCTGTGTGTTCTTCGACGAACTCAACAACGGTTGCCAAATTGTCACCGGTTCTATTGAACCTGAAGCAGTTTGCAAGCTTTGGATTATTCCTGAAGCCGCACTGAGCCTTCCCACAGACCAGATAACGTCCCGCGAACAGCTAGACACCATGACTTCTGAAGAAGTAATGGCTGCTAAGTCCGCAGGCCGCCTTGATTTCCTTCTGGGCAAGTAAACAATCACACTAAGGAGGTAGCCAAATGGCTATCAGTAACTTCATCCCCACCCTGTGGTCATCCGCAATCCTTGAAAACTTCAAGGCTTCGCAGGCCATTATCCCCACCCTTAACCGTCAGTACGAAGGCGAAGTTGCAGCAGGCAACGTTGTCAAGATTACTGGCATCACTACCCCTGCAATCCAGGACTACAGTGCAACCCGCACCCTGACCATTGATGCACTGGCTGACTCTACTCAGTCCCTTGCAATCAACCAGGAAAAGGCATTCAGCTTCAAGGTTGATGACATTGACTGCGTTCAAGCTGCTGGTTCCTTTGAGCCTGTAACTGCTGACGCTGGCCGTGCGCTTGCTGAGGATGCAGAGTCCTACGTCATTGCACAGATGAAGGCAAACGGTACTTCCGCTGGAACTACCGCAATCAGCACCCCTGCTGCTGCTTTCGCTGCTGTAGTTGCAATCCGCCAGGCACTTGGTAAGGCAAAGGTTCCTGCTTCGCAGCGTTACCTTGCAGTATCGCCTGAGTTTGCTTCACTTCTGCTTGCAGAGGGTTCCAAGCTGACCAGCGCAAACACCGCTGGTTCTGACGGTGAGCTTCGCAACGGTGTTCTGGGCAACCTGCTTGGATTCACCGTTATTGAACACGGTCTTCTTACCCACACCAGCAACCGTCCTGCCGCTATCGGTTACCACGGTCCTTCTGTTGGTTACGTTGGCCAGATTGCAAAGACTGAAGCTGGACGTATGGAGCTGGCATTTGCTGACTACGTTCGTTCGCTGAACGTTTACGGTTCCAAGGTTCTCCGTGCTACTTCGGTACAGACC